GTGATAGTTCTAATGAAGCTATGCGTCAAGGTTATGTTGGAACTTTAGCTGGTATCCCAATTTATGAAACTAGTAATGTTGTTTCTACAGCTGGTGATAGTGTTGGTGGTGTATTCCATCGTGATGCATTAGGTTTAGCTTCATTGCGTGGTATCAGTATTGAACCACAGCGTGATGCAAGTCTTCGTGCAACTGAGTTAGTAGCAACAGCAGTTTATGGTGTTGGTGAACTTAACGACACTTATGGTGTTGGTATGTCTTACGATAGCTCAATCTCTAACTAATAAAGGAATTCTGATATGGCTTTTATTATTTCAAGCGGGAATGTTCTATCGTTTGCGGAATTTTACAATGTAGAAGAACGCGACAAGCGAGTATTCCAAGCTAATGAAGGCCTTGAAGAGGATGATGTGGAGGATCTGTTAATCAGATCCACAGAACGGATTGAAACTTTAATTCAAGATTCAAGCTGGTGGGCAGATACAGGCGTAAGTAGTGCGTTTGATATAAACTTAATCATAGGTCGCCAAAACGACTTCACTGATTTATGTGTATATCACACTTTATACGAATACTTGTATCCGCTCATTGCAGACTTTGGCGATGAGGATAACGCAGAAGTCAATAAGATTGCTTACTACAAAGAGAAGTTTGATACTCTTGCAAGTGAGTTAATCAAAGCAGGCGACTGGTATGATTTCGATGATGATGGTGTAATAACCGATTCAGAGGTATCACCAGCTGACCCACTTGAAAGGAGATATAGATGAGTTCAATGCGTGATGATATACTAGTATACATAAATGATAATTTAGTAGATGGATTTAGTTCATCAACAGAGTTACCTTGGCAAAAGGATGGAAAAGCCTTATACCTTATGAACTTCAAATATATATATGTAGATAGACCACAAACCACTCAAGAACCTTTATACGACACTTTAGACGGCCTGGGCATAGTAAATGAGATTACAACAATATCTGTTTATGTAGCCACAGATGCCAAACAATTACCGTCAACTTATGATGAACAAGTGCAAGCAATTAAACTTGGTAGATTTGATACAAGCTCGTTGGGTTCAACTCAGCGAATTAGTATTGTAGAAACCGAATACGAAGGCGATGCGTTAGTAACAAAAGTTGATTACAGTTTTACAAAAATAATATAAGAGGAAAAAATATTATGGCTTATATATATCCAGCACCAGGTGTAGCAACTAAACAAGCAACACTTGTAATTAAGGATAAGAATAATGTTGGTGGTTACACTACTAACGCAATTATGACTGTTCCAGCTATGCAAGACATCACGCAAGGTAACGCGAAAGATGTATTTACATGGACTCAATTGGACAACACAGGTAAATTTAACCTTCCTACTACTTCAGCTAACTCGATCTCGGGTAACTTGGTATTAGAGAAAGATACATTTTATGGTGATGGCTCAACTGATGGAATTCAAGATATCGGTATTCAAGGTGCTCAAACACAATCAATCTATGTTGATTTTGAGTTATACACTGGAGATTCATCTGATGGCACTGAAGGTAAGTTTATTTCAGGCTCAGGTTATATCACTGGTTTATCACCAACAGTATCATCAGACAGCCCAGTATGGGTTTCACCGTTTACTGTTACAGTTGATGGCGAATACACAATTAGCGATACAGCTCAAGTAGCTTAACCGTTATACGATGAAGTTAAGTTAGAGCTCTTATTGGAAACAATAAGGGCTTTTTCTATTTGTAGATAAATAAAACGAAAGGTACACAGATATGGGTCTATTAAACAATACATCCGATACAGAACTATTACAGACATTGGTAATAGAAATAGCTAAAGCAAAAAACGAACTTAGATGTGCAGAAGGCGATATTAAAAAAGCCAACGGTAGATTAAGTTATTTGATTGTCTTAGTAAATGAGTTAATAAGCAGATAAACAGGAATAACTATGCAAATTTCAAAACTAGCCGCAACACCTAAATTACAAGAAGTCATCATCAAAGATAAGAAACTGGCCGACAAGTATAGAACCGAATACAAAATGAAACCAGATGAAATGCTATCTTTCTATACTTGGGACAGATTACCCATGGAAACATTCTCAGCGTTAGCACAAGTTAATGAAGAGTCTGATATTGATATGATTAAATTGGTTATGCCTTTAATGTTAGATGACAAAGGTAAAGAAGTAATGAGTAACGGAATGATGTTACCTAAAGATGTGTTAATTGCGACTATTAAAGCGATAACCGTTAGCTTGGGAAAGTAACAAGCGAGGCACCAGACTTTGAGTCTTCATCTGTTAAAATGATGATAACACTTGATAACCTCGCTAACCGATATGGCTTCCTTCCTAGTGAGATAATGGAAAGAGGTTCAACTTTTGATTTACAGGTAATGTCTGTAAGTTCAAAATACGATGCTTATATGAGAAAGAAAGCAGAAGAACCAGATGTTCAACAAGAACTTACACAGGATGATATGAAGTTAATGGTAAAGCGAGTAAAAGATAATGCCAAAGGTTAAAGATACAATCACTACAAGTTTGAATCGTATCGAAAAGAAGATGCTTAATGTGCCACGGAAGGCATATAAGTATTGGCTTAATATTACTCCCAAAGATACAGGTAACGCTAAACGCAAAACAAAACTCAAGAAGAATACAATATCAGCAGGTTATGATTATGCAAGTTACCTCGATAACGGACATAGCAAGCAAGCCAAAGATGGTATGTCAAAACCAACTAAAAAGTATATAGACAAATTAGTTAAATCAATAATAAGGAAGTAAAATGGCAGATCTTAAGTATGAATTAGACTTAGAAGTAAAAGATGCACTGAAAGGACTTAAATTGTTTAAGAAGGGTCTTAACGACTCAGACAAAGCAATTGATAAACTTGATGACTCATCTAATAAATTAACAAAGACATTAGGTGGTATGAAAACTGCCTTAGTTGGATTAGTTGGTTCATTGGGTCTTGGTGCCTTAGTTAAGTCAAGTTTAGATGCCGCCGATGCAATTGGTAAGGTAGCAAATAAGACTGGTTTCTCAATTACTGCTTTACAAGAGTTAAGATTTGTAGCCGACCAAGCTGGTATTGCATCAGGAACATTAGATACTTCATTACAGAGATTCTCTCGTAGAGTAGGTGAAGCCGCACAAGGAACAGGTGTATTATCTAAAGATCTAACTAAGATGGGTATTGCAATTAAGAACTCAGACGGTTCTATGCGTAATATCAATGATGTATTTACTGATTATATGAATGGTATTCGCAATGCAACTTCAGAACAAGAGAAATTAAGATTAGCAATCGCCGCTTTCGATACTGAAGGTGGTAATATGGTCAATATGTTAGGTGAAACAGCTGGCGCCTTTGCTGATATGCGCCAGGAAGCTCAAAGACTTGGTGTAGTTATATCACAAGATACTGTTAAGAAGGCAGTAGATGCAAATGATGCTTGGGCTAAAGTTAAGATGCAATTCCAAGCAATAGCAATGACTGTCGCCGGTGAACTTGGCCCTGCATTAACACAATTAGGAAATCAACTATCAGGACTTCTATCTGATCCAGAAGCGATCAATAAATTAGCTGAAGGTATGAAGAGCTTCGGTGATGGTATCCTATATGCCGCTAAGATGTTAGGAATATTGTTTGAAAACTTCAAGGCTTTTGCACTGGCATTTGCAACATTCAAGATAGCTGTAATAACAGGATTGTTTACTGAACTTGGATTGGTATTAACAGGTATTTCAACTGCATTCATCGGATTAACAGGAACATCAGCTATATTTTCAACTGCATTGGTTTCATTAAGAGCTGTAGTCATAGCATTATTAAGCACATTTGCAAGATTCAGCGTTATTGGTTTAGCTATTTGGGGAATATACGAAGCATTTAGGTTCTTATTTGGTGCTGTATCAGATACAGATGAAGCAATGAAGAAACTTAACAGTAGCACAGATGCTTTTACCAATAAAGACTTAGGTGTATTTCAGAAGAAGTTAGATGAAATTAACACAGACATAGCTAACTACGAAAGGATTCCGTATTTAGGTGATGCACAGACTAAGAAACTTGCAAGTCTTAAGAAAGAACAAGCAGAAATAATAGCACTTATTGAGAAAGGTAAGGTTAAGATAGCAGAGGCGGCCGCCGGACCTATTACACCACTTGAATTACCTGCAATCAAATATAAACCAGCAGAATTACCAGACCTATGTGCAGAAACAAAAGATATTGCAAATTTACCTGCAATGGATGGTGCTGTCAAGCAATTCGAGGCTTATAAAAGAGAATTAGAGTCAGTTAGAACTGCATTTAACCCGTTAAAGAGAGCAACCGAAGACTATAAACGCAATCAGATGCTGTTAAAAGGTGCGTTAGCTGAAGGAATGATGACAGCTGATGAATATAAAATCTCTATGGGCAACTTAACAGAACAATTTGAAGATTTCAAGAAGTCATTAGCTGGACCTGAGATGAATGCTCATGTTAAAGCAATGAAAGAAATGAATGAAGAAGCTAAATCAGTAGCCGCCGCTTATACACCAGTATCAACACAGATGGCTAAGTTCAAGAAAACAAGAGAGCAATTAAATTATGCTGTTAAGCGTGGTCTTATTGATGAGAAGAAATACAAAGAAGCAATTAAAAACCTTGATAAGGAAATGAAGGCATTTAATAAATCACAACTTAAAGAATCAAAGAAATGGGGTGATGGTTGGAAACGAGCAATGGATGATTATGTAGAACATTCAAGAGATGCCGCTAGCCAAGCAGAAGATGCTTTCAAGACAGCTACACAAGGAATGGAAGATGCAATCGTTGGATTTGCAAAAACAGGTAAGTTCGAATGGAAGTCATTCTTAGATGATTTAGTTGATCAGTTATTAAGAGCACAAATACAACAGTTGATGGGTAATATATTCTCAGCGTTCAATACACCTTCAGCACCAGCTGTAGCGGCACCAACAACTTCAGCACCTGCACCAACATCTAGTGGTTCAAGTGGATCTAGTGCGTTAGGTGATTTATTAAAGTCAGGTGTTAATTGGTTTGCAGGATTATTTGCAGATGGTGGATTGATTCCAGGTGGCCAAGTTGGTATTGTAGGTGAAAGAGGACCTGAGTTAATAAGTGGTCCGGCACAGATAACACCAATGACAGGTATGGGTTCAAATGTAACTTATAATATAAATGCTGTGGATGCACCAAGTTTCAGACAAATGATTGCTCGTGATCCAGAGTTTATGTTTGCAGTAAGTGAACAGGGTAGAAGATCTCTACCACAATTTAGTTAAGGAGAAGTAAATGGCCTTTCAATGGGTGTTTGATAAAGCCGCACAAATAGCGGTTAGCAATAGAGAAATAGTAGGACAATCCGTTACACGGAATAACTCAGTTCGAGCTGTCAGTAGAGGTAACGCAATATATAAGTTTACAATTACAATGCCTGAAGGACAAATATGGTCTGAAGTTGCAGATGAAATATCTTTATTAGAAGCCGCAAATATGTTATCAGTTGAAACTGTAGCATTTACAAATTCAGGATACACACAATGGTTACACAATGGTGATTTAACCAATGGACAATCTTGGAATGTTATATGTGTTCAATTACCAAATTGGACCATAACAGATCTTAATTTAGTTCAGTGGTCAGGCGATTTTGTATTCTATGAGAGTATAGTATGATTGATTTAAGTTCACACCATGCCATTGAATCTGCAATGTTCCTTAAATGGGAGATACCAAGTTTCAGTAGTTCTTACTTGTCCGATTACCATACCGATGTAACCATAGACGGTAATGTATACTCTAATATAGGTAATTTACTGAGTATAAGCGCCACAAGTTCAGAACTAAAGGCATCACCATCACAGCTAACGATATCGTTAAGTGGTATTCCTAATAACTCAATATCTAATTTATTAAATAATGAGATTAAAGGAAGTGACATAACTTTACATAGAGGTATGTATAATCCAGTTACTCATGCATTATTAGCGACGGGTGGTGATAATCCTGTAATGAAATACAAAGGTATAGTAACAAACTACGCAATAACAGATGATGTTGATCCTTATACGGGTATAGCATCAACGACGATAACACTTACCTGTAACAGTATGGTAGAGGTATTATCAAAAATGGTTAATGGAAGAAGAACTAACCCAGTTGACTTCCCAGATGATTCAAGTATGAGTCGTGTTCAAGCATTAGCTAATTCAAATTATAATTTCGGAGCCCCATAAATGAGTTTTTTCGGTGATGTAGTAGATTGGTTTACAGGTGATAGCATAAGTGCTGGTTTAGCAAAGACCGCCGCACTTGGTTATGCATCAAGACTTCTTAATAATAGTATGTCAGATGATAGTTCGCAATCCTCAGAATCAACAGTAGAAGATAAAGGTGTTAGACAACAACTTAAACCAAACTTAGAAACAAAACTTCCTGTTTTATATGGTGATGCTTACTTCG